TATTTATAGATATGTCAGAGAATAAAGTTCCAATTACCAGATTAAATAAGTTTTTTTCAGAACAAGATTTTGATTTGGATATTTCTATGGGTGATGAATGGTTAGGTGGTGATATGAACTTCACCGTGGTATTATATCGTGTTGATAGACAAAGAACTGTTAATGATGATGTGTATGGTGAAACATTACAAGATGGAATACAGTTTCTACCTCCAATCGAATTTAAAGGGTATGTACGAATTGAGCAACCATCTAATGTTGATTATGGTGCATCTAAAATTTCACAAACAGAACCAGGTAATATTAAAATTGGTGTTTACCAAAAACAACTAGACGAACTAGAAATTGAAATAAACTATGGTGATTATATAGGTTACTACGAGACCGAAACAAGAGTTAGGTATTATAGTGTGGTGGATGACGGACGTATAGTTTCAGATAATAAACACACTTATGGTGGGTATAAACCATTTTACCGTTCAATTGTTGGTGCACCTGTTAACGAAAACGAATTTAGAGGAATATAAAAATGGCATTACCTAAAAAAATAAAAAATTATTTACCATTAATACCTGAAAAGGTTGGTCGTGAAAGAAGACAACAAATGTTGGATGATGTTACTGATCATGGTACTTTTTTACCTAAAGGTGTATTACACGCCGATTTAGATAAAGGGATGTTAGATTTTGTTAAAGATACTTTACAGTTAGTGGTTGATGAAAAAACCGTACCAACAGTAAATAAAATCATAACAAATCAAAACTGGTCACAATTTGTTGAGACTTGGAACTTTCAAGATTTAGATAATAACGTTTCATTACCATTCATCGCAACGGTAAGAATGCCTGAAGTTAAATACGGGACATTTCAAGGAGGAGCGGCAAACATCCCAAACAGAAGACAATTCTTTTATTATACTGTACCAACATGGGACGGTCAAAGAAAAGGTGCGACCGTTTATAAAATACCTCAGCCAATACCTGTTGATATTACATTTAATGTTAAATTATTTTGTAATAGAATGAGGGAGTTAAACGATTTTAATAAGATTGTTATGCAAACCTTCACATCAAAACAGGCATATACACAAATTAAAGGACATTATATCCCAATAACATTAGAAAGTGTTGGTGATGAATCAGCAAAAGATTTAGAAAAAAGAAAATACTACATTGCTAATTATACTTTCATTATGAAAGGATTATTAATTGATGAAGAGGAATTCCAAATTTCACCAGCGATTTCAAGACAAGTAACTATGTTTGAGGTTGACACAAAAACAAGAGGAAGGAGAGTCACTCCACAACCACCAAGACCAAATAGTTTTGATTTAGATTTGACTTTTGTTAGTGGTGTAACACAATTAAGTGAGGTTTTTAGGTACACTGCAGATTTAAAAGTTACTGAACAACAAAATCTAACGAATTGTTATAATGCAACTTACACCGCAATTACAAATACAAATTTAACTTATACTAATTGTTCTGGTACCGTAGTAACGTCTACATTAACAACAGGTAATACAAATACAATATGTGTTAAAGGTGGTACCGTACCATCTTTTTCAAATGTGACAGGAGCGACATACAGTACTGGTTTATCTTGCGCCACAGGTTATTCGGTTTATATTAATGGTAACTATGCTGGAGATGATTTAGAATTAATACAAATAAATGATGGTGACACTTTATCGGTAACAGTGTATAAAAATGATAACACAAAAACTTCAACAATAAAAACAACCGCATACTTGGTTTAGTTATTCTCCGTATAAATCTTTTTTCTTTTCACAATTCTTTTTAATGAGGTTCTCTAAAAACTTATACATTTTAAGTCCATTTTCTTCGCAATATTTTTTTAACATATTGTGACTTTCTTCTGATATTTTTAAGTTTTTTATTTTTTTCATAATGTAAAAAGTTATGGGTAGAAAAAAGGTAGAATTTTTTCTTACCTTTTGATAAATATTATGTGAGGGTAAAGTTTTTTGTGTTTTGATGAGGTATTTATATAATAAAATAAAAATTTAAATACTATTTAAAACATGGCATCATCTAACAAGGTTTTCGTTTCACCTGGTGTGTACACATCAGAAAGAGACTTAACATTTGTTGCACAAAGTGTGGGTGTAACAACATTGGGAGTTGTGGGGGAAACACTACAAGGTCCAGCATTCGAACCAATATTTATTACAAATTTTGACGAGTTCCAAGTTTATTTTGGGGGTACAAGTCCTGAAAAATTTGTAAACACACAAATACCTAAATACGAATTAGGTTATATCACTAAAGCATATTTACAACAATCAAATCAATTGTTTGTAACAAGAGTACTTGGTTTATCAGGTTACGATGCGGGACCGTCTTGGTCAATAACGACAATTGGAAACGTTAACCCAACAACTATCGTAGCTACGGGTAATACTGGACCTATTAACGTTTTATTTACGGGAACGACAGGTACATCATTAAACATTACATTAACAAGTGTTCCATCATCATTAAACGTTGATGGTAACTTCTACTACCCATATACTCAATTTAATGGTGGTACATCATCAATCGAGTCGGATTTAAAAACATATTTATCTAATCAAGTTAATCTTGCAGGTACAACATCAACAGGTACATCATCAACATTTTGGGGTGTTGTTAGTGGTGGAACATTTAACCTTATCACAGGTGGATCTGTTAATACAGTAACGGCATTCACAGAAAATTTTGGTGTGACCGCAGCAAGTGGAGGAACATTAAATTCAACCACTAACGAAGCTTGGTTTTATGGTTTATTCAATTACCAAAATAATGCAGTAAACACATATTACGGACAAGGTTTTGGTTGTTCATTAGGGTCATTATCAGGTGCGGGTGGTAACTATTCAGGATCTGCTAAATTTTATATCACAAACTATTCAGGTACACCTTACACAGCATATGATGATTTAGTTGTTGCAACATTAAGATCTAGAGGTATAACAAATTATAGTTCGACACAACATGGACCAAGTTACCAAGTAACAGGTTTAACCGATGTCGATATGATTTGTACAGGTTCTTATTCTGCAGTCACAAAAAACCCATTTGCACCATTCTCAATTTCAGGAGTTAGTAATGATGGAGATACTTTCCAATTTGAAACTTCGATGCAATCAACAGATAAAAACTTCATGAGAAAAGTATTTGGAGGATCTAATTTTGGTAAATCAAGAAATGAAGTTCCTTTATTTATTGAGGAAACATACTCAAGTTTATTATTAGCTGGTTATAGAGCAGGTCAAATTAGAGGTTTGAATTGTGATTTAGTTGCTTTAGATAGTGCGGAATCATTAGACACCGACTCAATAGGATTCTATTTAGAACAATACCAAACACCTGAAACACCTTATATGGTGTCAGAGCTTAGAGGTAATAAAGTTTATAAATTATTTAAGTTTGTCCTTATTTCTGACGGTAACGCAGCTAACACACAAGTTAAAATGTCTATTGGTAACATTTCATTTAACAATGGTACATTTGATGTCTTCATTCGTGATTTCTTCGATAATGACCAAAACGTTAAAGTTATTGAAAGTTTCACAAACTGTTCATTAGACCCAAGTAATAACAATTACGTGGCTAATAAAATTGGTACGTCAAATGGTGAATACCAAGTAAAATCTAAATATGTAATGTTAGAGATGAGTGACGAAGCTCCGATCGACGCACTACCTTGTGGATTTGAAGGTTACATTTCAAGAGAATACTCAAACGCAACTCCTCCATATGTAAATTATAAAACTAAATATTATACGGCAGGTGAAACTATTTATAACCCACCTTTTGGGTCGTCAAACGGTGGAGATAACCCTGTTATTTCAAGTGGTGAAAATCCAAGAAGAGCTTATTTAGGTATTTCTAATATCACAGGATTTGATTACGACTTCTTCCAATATAAAGGAAAACAATTACCGGCAAACATCGCAACTGATACTACGGGTCTTGCTTGGGGTTACTTAACTAAAGGTTTCCACATGGATAGTGGAGCAACTGTTGTTACTATCAGTAACGCATATGCAACATCAGGACAATCGGCGTTTGAAGTTGGTGTTGGGTCATTTAATTCTGAACCTACAGATACTGACAATCCTTACTACAGATTAAATACTCGTAAATTTACAGTATTAGCTTACGGTGGATTTGATGGTTGGGACATCTATAGAGAGTATAGAACAAATGCTGACACATTCGCATTAGGTCAAACAGGATTTAAAAACGGAGCAGCGGCATCAGTAACATATCCAACAGCTACAGGATGGGGAGCATTCAAAGCGATTTCAGGACCTAACCAAGAAAGTTGGGCAAATACTGACTATTATGCGTACAAATGGGGTCAATCAACCTTCGCCAATCCTGAAGCAACAAACATCAACGTTTTTGCAACACCAGGTATTGATTATGTGAATAACTCAAACTTGGTTGAAGATGCGATTGATATGGTTGAAACAGATAGAGCAGATTCAATCTACATTGCAACAACACCTGACTTTAATTTATTCTTACCTTCATATCAAGATATTGAAGAAGGATTAATTTACCCTCAAGAAGTTGTTGACAATTTAGAAAATACAGGAATTGATTCTAACTACACCGCCACTTACTATCCTTGGATCTTAAGTAGAGATAGCGTTAACAATACACAAATCTACATCCCACCAACATCTGAAGTTGTTAAGAATTTAGCT